CGGCTGTTGCTTGAACGCTATCTCCGCTGGCAACGGGGGCATCTGAGGCGGTGTGTACGGGGCAGACGGGGGCTTGGACAGGAATCCGCAACTTGAGAGTACCAGCGGCAATGTCAGAATTGCGCTTTTGTTGAACAAGTTTTGCATCTTGGTTTGCCTTTTGAAGTTTTAAAGATTGGTTCTGAATGGCAGTTACAAGGATTTGCTCCTTTTCCCTTGCTTGAGCATTAAGTGAGGCAATCTCAAGTTGTTGACGAGCAATCTCATCATTTGACCCCTTGAGATAACCAGTACCAAATGAACTACCTATCGCCAGCAGGATGCCCAACAGCACCCAAGGATTAAACAAACTCATGGCTTTGGGGGTTCATCGTTGTCAATGGCTTCAGCCTTGGCACTCGCATTAGCTATCGCCTTGACTCCAGACCTACCAGCTACACCACCCAAAACACCAGTAATGAACACCATGATGGTGCTAATCTGCTGTGTATACACCTTGTCAATCGCCGCCATACTGCCGTTCATTGGCTGTTGAACAAACGAAACTGAGTACAGAAACATACCCATAGAAGCCAACAGAATGCTCACCAAGACTACGATAACGAATGCCCATACTCTGACCTCAATCTCATCTGCTGTCAGGCGATTATTAGGTTTGTATCCAATGGTAGCCATTACTTTTTCTCCTTTTCAGGTGTTACTAAAAACTCAGGACAAGTACCAGATGCGGTACAGATTGGGGGTTTGCAATCAGGCTCATTCCAATTCAATGGGTCTTGGCACTTGTAGCGGTATCTGTCATCACAACCTGTCAGAAACAGAATTGTCAGAATTATTGCTAGGCTCTTTATCACGATTCTTCCTTTCAGAGTTCTCGACTTTGCGTCTTAGCTTCTCAACCTTCTCTATCTGTTGGTTGACCTGATGCTTTGCCTCTAGCGTTTCTAGCAGAATGATACCCATTATGGGTAACAGCAATATTACGAGAACACAACAGGCAATCCATCCCACTACGTTCTCCCAATCTTGCTTATGAACGCTATCAGAAGCCATGTATATAGGAGGCAAAGGATACTCACCATTAGATACACTTGCTTTTCGGCTAGAAGACGCTCCCTTTGCTTTCGTTGCCATGCTTCTGCATCCCGCATTTTCCTTGCTTTTGCTTGCTCTGCCGCAATGATGTCTCTCATGCTGAACACTTCAGAATACAAAGCACCCATCTCAGGGGGCGACTGATAGACCATGCACTCTCTGATCTGAACTACCAACCTCTCCATCTCTTGTTGCGCCAAAACCCTGTTCAGGGCTTCTTCCATCAAGTTCACATCATCAGCAAAAACTACAGTCCTAGCCTTTTCTTCAGCTTCCCTTATGTGTTCCTCAAGCATAGATTGCAGCTTGAAGAACTCACTTAAATTTTTTACAATTTCGGTTTTGACTTCAGTTTCATCGACATTTTTATACTCAGACTTTTTAGCTTTAGCCACAGACTTTGCAGTTTCAGGCTTGGGACTACCGCCAAATAGTTTACGCAATGAACCCCAAAATCCTTTGACCTCTTTGCCAATAGCGACAACTTCATTAGCAGTGTTCCTGATTTCGACAAAAGACTCTTTAGCTTGCTTATAGAGTTCACAGCCAGCTTGGATGTTTTTGACCAAGCCAGCCGCAAGAAGACAAATACTGATTGGATCAATTTCAGTCTCCTAAGATGCCTGTGGCAGTGCCAAGAGCAGCCGCACCAGATAGCAAGCCCGTAGGCTTCTTCCTTGCCCTGCGATTCAACTCATCTAGCACCGCTCTTTGCTCAATAGGGTCTGTGGTAAACAAACGCTTTTGCAATGCTTCTGATGTTTCACCGCTAATGCCTCTTGATCTGGCTAACGCATTCTTCAGCAAGCCCAATGCTGTGCCAGTTAAATCACCAGTTGAAAGGCTTTGCGTGATGCTTCCTAATTCACTAGCTTGAGCTTGAGTAGATAAACGCTCACCACTAGGTGAACCGCCAATAATCTTTTTAGCTGTCTTGCTTTGTTGCTCAAGACCTTTAATGTACTGAGAGAAATCTGTATAGGCATCTTGTGCTGACTTAATCACATTGCCATTGGCATCCAGAGTGTCACTAAAGGCATTACGAATAAGCAATTTTTGATTGTTTGACTTAAAAACTTCTCTAGTAAAGTCACCGCTTTTAAATCTATCAACACGTTTGTTTATGTCTGCCATCATGCCAAGTCTGAATGCTTCCTTTTCATCAGCATTCATTTTCTTGATATTGGCAACAGCTTCCTTAGTGTCTAATTGCTGATACTTCTGACCCATCTGAAATGATTTTCTAATTCTTTCATCATCAGCAAATTCAGAATTAGCTTTTGCATAATCACCATTCAATGATTTGATCTTGTCATTGAATTCATTTTTGACATTTATAAGATCACGACCATAACGAGTTACTTTGGTTGTTACAGCATCTGTTTCTTTTTCAATAAGGTCATCTAACCCCATCTTAATTTTATGCAAAATATCTGTTGGTACAGATTGGGCATTACGAATTGAATCAAGAGAGGGTAATGTTTCACCCTTAACAGAGGCACGTCTTTCAGCCTCTTTGTATGCCTGAATAAATACTGGTCTATCAACATAAGTCCTAAATGGTCTTGCATCAATGTCAGGTCTATAAGCATTTGGATAAGCAGCATTAGCCTTACTTGCTTGGTTCTCAGCAAGTGCAGTCAAATACTCATAGCCATTAACATTCTTAGCTAATCCTGCCTTTTCAACCAAACCCTGAACAATATCATTTGGTTGGTCAATCAATCTGCTTTCAAGGAAATTTGCAGTAGTACCCTTGGCTTTGGATTGGACAATGTATGCGTTATAGGCTAGATCATTCAGGTTCTTGCCCAAGTCAGCAATGACGGGATTAGGAACACCAATGCGGCGTAATTCTTCTAATGCGTCAAAAGCCTCTTGAGGAGATAGATTGTCCTTGTCCAAGTAGTTGGCAAGCATCTTTGATGATGCAGTTGCTTGGTCACCAATGCCTGATGCGTTAAGCACATTCTTGATTAACGAGCCAGCCTTATCAATAACAATAGGGACAGTACCGCCCAAAATACCACCCAAAATACCACCCATAACAGTGTCAGAAAAAGCATCTTTCTCAGAATACCCGTACCCTGATAAAGCACCAGTAGTAGCACCAACAGCAGTACCACGACCCGCCTGACCCGTTAATGTTGTACCTGTAACCAATGCTTGCGCTTCGGGTGCTAACTTTGCAACTTGACGGGCTGCACCAAAAGGTAAAGCAATACCACCAGCCAACTCCAATGGAGTCTTAACCAGTGGCATATCTTCACCAAACTGCTTTTGTTGTTCACGCAATTGATTTCGCTGACGCTCATAGTCAGCACCACTAATAGAACCTGTACGCAATGCGGCTTCAAGTTCATCTAAAGTGCCAAAGGTTAAACCTTGACCAAATGCCCTTGCTGATTCAGCAAGGGGTGAATATTGGGTGTTTTCTTGAAATACTGAAGTTCTAGCTTCACCTTCAGCTAAAGGTAATTTTGTGTAGTCAGTCATTATGGCTTCACCCTTCTAGTCCCTTTGGGGTCAACAAAAACACTTCCTGATGGATACTTTGGATTCTTCAAAAATGCGTCAACATCTCGTTGTGTAAATGTCTGTGGCTCAAATCTCAATGTTTCGATTGGAACTTCAGGCAATTTAGCGCCAGCATTAACCCTGCGTCTTTCAATTGATTTTTGTGCGTCAGATACTTTCCTAGCGTTAAGTTCAGCCAGTGTATTGATTGCTTTAGCGGCATCAACTTCAGATTCAGCGCCTTGCAATTCTTTGATTGATCTTGTGGCATCACCCTCAGTTTGAGTACCTTTATTCAGGCGTAAAGACTCATTGACAAGACGGGTCTTGAATCTCTCAAAGTCATTTCTAGCAACTACATCAGGGTCATTTGAACCAGCCGCACTTCTAACCGCAATAGATGCACGATCTTTCAAGCCAAACTTAATATCACCACGTTTGATACTGTTTACATAGTCATAAGCCTCAATAGCTAGATTTCTAGCCGCACTAGCATTGCCATAGTCAGCTTCTTCATCTTTAGCCAAGTCTGGTCTGAGAGGTTTGTTGGCTTTTTCTTCTTGTTTTCTTACAATTTCATCCTGCTTCATTTGACGATTAAATGCAGCATTCTGTTGTGCAAGAGCATTATTAGATTGTGCAATAGCAAGATATGCTTGTGAGTTCTGCAATCCTTGAGACTTAAAGCTGTTCATCATGTCTTGATTAGCTTTAATCTGCACTTGATTTTGCTCAAACTGTTGAACTCTTTGAGTCATGTCAGTCAATTCCTTGACCTTGGCATCAACCTTTTCAGGGTCAATCA